TAAATCGTTACCTGCCTGCGCATAGTCGTTTGCATCGCCCTCAATTGGCGGCATGACCATACGCGCGCCGAATTTTGCGCATGCCTGCTCGGCGTAGCGCTGCCCTACGCTTGATTTGTCGTTATCGGCAACTATAACGAGATCCTGAGTGCTGCCGTACATCTCGCGCAGGTTGCCGGTGACCGGGACCAAATTGCTCGCGCTGTATGACACCACGCACGGCCTGCTGGTGGCTTCGTGAATCGTGGCGGCTGTGGCGAATCCCTCGGCAATGTACAGCGTACCGGGATCGTCCATTGTGCCGACCATCCAGAATTTTTCGCCTGTCTGCCCGCCAAGGTGATATAGTTTCCCGCCATCAACGTCGATATATTGCAACGAACACAACGTGCCGTCCTGCCCGAATAGCGGCAGCATTAACCGCCCGTCGCCAGTAATACGCGCTCCATGTGGCTGCACGCCTTTTCGTTTGAGATAGGGATGCTCTGCACTAGCAGCGGAAGCCTGGCTCCATATGGTTGCAACCGTGCTCTCTGCAACCTCATGCTGCTTTTCTAATGCCGCATCTCGCAATGCTTTTGCCTCGGCCATGCGCCGCACATGCGCCATTTCCTCTGCTGGCGAGAACTGCCGCCCTACGTCGGCACGCCACGGCGACTCGAACCCCATGCGCCAGCATCCAAACCTGCCAGCCGGGATCCCATCGCTAAAAGCTACATACCATCCCGATTTGTCGCCGGTTTTGGCGCTGCCTTTGGTGCCGGATCTGAATCGGTGCAGCTTCCCGTCCAAAATCACATGATCAGGCGGTTCTAATCCTGCGCCTGCAATGGCATTAATGAGTTGCTCATCTGGTGGCGCAATGCGCTTTTCTGCTGACGGTGACCATGGCCCGCCGAAGATATTGCAGAGATCAGCCATTTATATTCGCCTCTCTGTGCGTCAAATAATCGGATAGCGCCTTCAAAACCTTATACGTCGGGTTTGCATCTGGATTGTCCCGCACATCTCGCACGGTGTTTAAGTGCAGCCCTGTCGCCTCTGCCACTAATCCCGGCCTGCGATCTTTAAGCGCCTTCTTAATCTGCTCTAATGTCATCATTTTTGGTCCTGTCATTAAATTTTCACGCTAAAGTGTTGACACTCTAAACCTAAATCAATTAAAGTTCAATCACTGCGCGAACGGAACTGGCCGAAGGCGCACAAAAATCAAGGAGTGCCGAAAATGGCAATCAACATAAAAACTACAGGAAGCCTCGCCTCTAATGGCGTGAAATTGCTCGTTTATGGTCAAGCTGGCGCAGGTAAGACCAGCCTAATTAAGACGCTACCCGATCCAATCGTTCTATCTGCGGAAGGCGGATTGTTATCGATTCAGGATGCAGACTTGCCATTCATCGAGATCGCATCAATGACAGATTTGCATGAGGCCTACAAGTGGCTGACTGAATCTAACGAGGCAAAAGGGTTTAAATCCGTCGCACTGGACTCCATCAGCGAGCTTGGCGAGGTGGTGCTGAACGCTGAGAAAAAAGCAACCAAAGACCCACGCCAAGCCTACGGCGCGATGCAGGAACAAATGGCAGACATTATTCGCGCATTCCGTGACCTGCCCGGACGCCACGTATATATGTCCGCCAAATTGGAAAAAACACAAGACGAGATGGGGCGTGTGCTCTACGCGCCATCAATGCCAGGCAATAAAACCGGCCAAGCGCTGCCTTATTTTTTTGATGAGGTGCTAGCACTGCGCGTTGAGCGTGATGCCGATGGTGTTGCGCAACGTGCCCTAATGTGTGACAGCGATGGTCTATGGCTGGCTAAAGATCGCAGCGGGAAGCTGGAAACATGGGAAGCGCCAGATTTGGGGAAAATAATTCAGAAAGTTGCTATTGACCCCAATGACCCTGCACTGATTAAAGCGCAAAAAATTTTCGACAAGTGGGCAAAAGAGGTCGAAGACAGTGGCGGCAGAGACGAGGATATCGAATGAGAATGTTAAGACTTGAATCATGGGAATCGCCGGACCTCGGCGCAATTATTTCCAAAATACAGGGAGGCAAATAACATGGCGCTACCCGAAAAGCTTACCGACGATCTTAATTCGCTGTCTGCAATGTGGTTGTCTGCAAAGGAAGCAGAGAATCAAGCAGTTAAAGATCGCCGCAATATCGAGGACCGGATTAAATCGTTAGCCGGAATATCTGAAAACCTCGAAGGCACGGAAACCGTCTCTCCCGATCAATTCACCATCAAAATAGTTGGGCGCATTGACCGCAAGGTTGACGGCGACAAAGTGCAGGAACTGGCTGCCGAGTTTGGACTAACGGATCATTTATCCAGCCTGTTCCGTTGGAAGCCAGACCTAAACATGGCGGCATGGAAAGCGGCAGATGAGTCAATTACAAAACCACTAGCAGCAGCAATCACTGCCAAACCTGGTCGTCCATCATTTACTATCACTAGCAAGGAGTAATAAATGAACATTGACAACCTGACCGTTGGCGAAATCAAGCAAATTTGCGGCATGTTTAACAACATGCAATCCGCTGTTCCGGCCACAAACCCAGTTATCGGGAAATACTGTATCGCCCGCTGCTACGCCGCTGGCGTGCACGCTGGTGAGGTCGTGAGCGTGGAAGGCGAAAACGTGGTGCTCAAAAACAGCCGTCGATTGTGGTCTTGGAAAGCGGCGGCTGGTGTGGCCCTGTCCGGGTTGGCTCAGACAGGTCTTATCAATAACGAATCTAAGGTGGACATTTTGAATCCCATAATCTACCTAACAGGCGTATGCGAGTTAACTCCGTGCAGCGAAAAGGCTAGGGAGAGCATCAATGAGGCGTGAATTTGTTGGCGGCTATAACTCCGGCGACGGTTACGGTGAAGGCTCCGGCGACGGTTACTGCTACGGTTATGGTTACGGTTCCGGTTACGGTTCCGGTTATGGATCCGGCGGCGGTTCCGGTTACTGTTATGGTGACGGTTATTGTTACGGTGAAGGTTCCGGTGAAGGTTACGGTTACGGTTACGGTGACGGCGGATTAAACTAAATCTTTTTCATCATCACATATTTTTTGAGAGACTGATATGGCATTTTTAGGCGAAACTTTCGACGTTAACGAACTCCCGCAAAACACTGGCGGCGCATATGATCCGCTGCCTTCTGGCTGGTATTTTGCGACCATTAACAAGGCAGAACTGACCGCAACAAAGGACGGCGCTGGACAATACATTAAAGTCCGTTATGACATTACCGGCCCGTCTCATCAAGGGCGTGTCGTGTTCGGCAACCTTAATATCAAGAACGCCAGCGCAAAAGCTGAGGAGATCGGACGCCAGCAACTGGGCGAGATTATGCGAGCCATCGGATTGGCAAAAGTCACCGACACCGACCAGCTAATCGGCGGCAGTCTGCAAATTAAATTGGAAGTGCGGGCGGCGACTGAGCAATACGCCGCTCAGAACGAGGTGAAGGGCTTTAAATCCATTACTGGCAGCGCCCCGGCATTCTCTGCTCCAGCATCTGCAGCCGCAGCGCCAGCCGCAACAAAATCAGCGCCACCATGGGCAGGCAAGGGTAAGTAACAAAAAAACCCCCGAGGCCGCTAAGCCCTCGGGGAAAGCACAACATTTGGGAGACGGGCATGAAAATACCCGATTCAGATAATAGCATAAGTAATTTAATTGACAGGCACCACGAATCTCTATCAGAGCCGCCACGCCCACACATGGGTTGCAGTCAACTAGGCCATCCGTGCGACCGCTGGCTTTGGCTTTCGTTCCGATGGGCAGTGCAGCCTAAATTTCCGGGCCGGATCCTGCGCCTATTCCGACGCGGGCAGTTGGAGGAATCAACCATCGTTTCCGACCTGCGCGCCATTGGCATGGATGTCAGAGGAACTGGAAGGCAGCAGTCGCGCGTTGAATTTGGCGCGCATGTATCCGGCAGCATTGACGCAATTATTGAGTACGGAGTACCAGACGCACCCAGAACGCGCCACGTTGCCGAGTTCAAAACGCACAGCAAAAAATCGTTTGATGATCTGGAAAAGAACGGCGTAGAGAAATCAAAACCAGAGCACTTTGTACAGATGCAGCTATACATGCACGGCACCAAAATAGACCGCGCGCTGTATGTGGCAGTCTGTAAAAACGATGATCGGATCTACACCGAGCGCCTGCGCTACGATCATGAGGTGGCCGAGAGATACATCGCGCGCGGTCGTCGAATCGCATTGTCCGACCGTATGCCAGAACCGATTAGCACTGACCCGAGTTGGTATCAATGCAAGTTCTGCGACGCGCACAAGTTCTGCCACGAAACCAAAACAACCGAGCACGTTAATTGCCGCACATGCGCACACAGCACGGCCCAGGAAAGCAGCACATGGCGCTGCGAGCGCCACGACGGCGACGATATACCCGTCGAATTTCAGCCCGCTGGATGTGAGAGCCACGTCCTGCACCCGGATCTGGTGCCATGGCAGCGCAAGAACGGTTTAAACGAGTGGACGGCTGTTTATGTCATTGAGGGGCAGGACGTGGCAAACGGTGAGGGCGATGCGCACGTCTACACCAGCCGCGAAATACTAGCCAATCCAAAAATGTGCAGCGCTGGCGATGAGTACATCGAGAACATGCGCCAGGAATTTGATGCACGAATTGTCGGATAAAAGGAAAAGCCATGTACCAATACGAGGAAAAAGCAATGAACAAAGACGACATTATCAGATTGGCGTTAGACGTGATCTGCGAACCGATTTGGTTTGATTGGAAAAATCCAACTTGTCGTGACTCGCTTTTGAGATTTATACAAGAACAAGTTCGTGCCGCTGGAGCAGATGAGCGTGAGGCATGTGCGCAGGTGTGCATTGAAACCGGAGCCACAAAAGGAAATTCAGACGCCGCATTCGATATGGCTGATCACTGCGCCGCAGCCATCCGAGCAAGGGGGGAGAAATGAAAATTCAGCTATGCCCGCGCTGCAACAAACGTCGATTCAATAATTCTCCCTATAGCTACACGTGGTGGAATGTTATTGGTCATGGATATATGTGCTACTCATGTTACGACAAAATGAGGCTATGCCATGACTGATCGCATAGCCGCATACGCAATCGCGCTACACAGCGACATCAACACCAAACGATTTCAGGTTGTCGAAAACGGCAAACTGCAAACCTATTGGATGGGCACCGTCTACGGTGGTGGAGTCGCTACCGATGCCGGGTTCAAATTCAAAACACCAGAGGAGGCATGGGAAAACGCCAGCTTGTTTGTTGAGCAGTGCGCCGAGATAGTCAGTGAGAGACTAAACAAGAAGGGGTAATAAATGACTGACCGAGAACTATTAGAGCTAGCTGCGAAGGCTGCTGGCATCCAGTACGAATGGCACCCAGGCTGCGGCGATGCGCTGCACCTGACGGCGCCAGACGCGACCGCGATCTACTGGAACCCACTCTCCGACGACGGCGATGCGCTGCGGCTGGCGGTGAAGTTGGAGATTTTTGTGGAATACCGGCGCGATGTCAGTGCTGCGTTCGCATACAACTATGCACGGTCACTAGAGGTTGGTCAAAACAACAAAAACCTCGACCCCTACGCCGCCACCCGTCGCGCCATCGTTAGGGCTGCGGCTGAAATTGGAAAGGAGAAGAACACATGAAGCTAGATAGCAAACTACTAGAACACGTACAGCAACAAAGCGATGTCGTGCCCGGGAATGTTTATCCGGCCAAGGGCGGCAAGCGCACCGAGAACACTGCGTTTTGGGTGGTGGTTGCATGCTCCGCTACAGGGGCGCACTGCCTCGGGTTTAACAACAGTGGAGAGCCGGTATCGACAACGACGTATCTGAAAGGGGCGCTACGCGAACGCCCGCTAATTGGGCGCGTGGATATGAACGCAGTGGTGCTGAAATGAACAACGAAAAAGTTATTAGTCTACCGGCAAGTGTGAATTACACCCCGGAGCAGGCGCTCAAGTCCGCGTTAAATATGTGTGAGGGTGGCGGGCTGACAGATGTGATGATCATTGGTTACGACGAAAACGGCAGCCTATTTATTCGGTCGTCCAAAATGAGTCGCGCTGACGGATTGTTTATGGTTGAGAAGGCCCGCGAGTGGTCGCTGCATGGAGGTTTGTAATGACTAAAGACGACATTATCCGCATGGCGCGTGAGGCGGGGTTTGCAACGTCATGGACTGAAGCAGCAGGTCAGGCACTAGAGCGCTTCGCCACCCTTGTCGCAGCAGCAGACCGGGAAGATGCAGAACGTTACAGATGGTTAAGGGACAACAACGCTAGTTTTTCGTGGAACCCATCCAGATATAACCAAGAAACCATTAGTGGTTTTGCAGCTTTCGGGACTGGTTATTGTGGGTTTGAATTTGAAGCTGCC